GCTTGTATGCTGCACTTGCTGACGATCAACTGACAAACGTGGGCAATATAGGTGGCGAGGAATTACGCAAGCAACTGCGTGCAGCCAATCTGATTTACGCCAAAGAGCGCGCATTAGGTCAACGCATTGTGAATGCTTTTGGCCAGGACATTGAAGGCAGCGTGGCAAACAAAATGCGAACTGCCATCACAGGCGCTGCCAAAGGTGATGCGGGTGAGTTCAACCGACTGCTTAAAGCTGTTCCTGAAGACCTACGCAAAGAAACAATTGCCACAGCACTGGCATCCGTCACACGATCAGCCCGAGGCGCAGAAAAAGGCGGTTTTGGCTTCTCAGAATTTGCTGACATTTACCCCAAGTTACGTGCTAATCCGCCTGTCTACAAGACGATTGTGGAGACACTTGGCAAAGACTCAGCAAACGTGTTGCGCGATCTGTTTGAGGTATCCAAGCGCGTCACTGAGGCCAGGGCCAATGTGCTGACCACCGGTAAGGCAAATCAAGCATTTGCAAACCCTGAAGGACTTATTGGCAAGGTGATGGACAGCACTATCACTCAGCGCATTGTTACGACAGTCACAGGCATGGTTCCTGGCGGCGGTGCAGTGGCCCCTGACATTATCAAATTCATGTCAACAGGTGCAGAGGAACGAGTTAAAGCGGCCGGCAAGCTGTTTGCTGATGAGGCATTCCAAAAACTTGCAGTCGAAGCGGCAACCAAACTAGCACCAAGCGCAGCTGCCCTTCGTCGCACGGCCATGTCACAATCCTTTCAGAATTTTGCAGATGCAGTTAAGCTGCCAAAAGCACTTGATTCAAGAATCCAGTGGTTGCAGACTGCAACGCAAGCCGGTCGACAATTTGATCAGGAGAACCAGTAATGTCCGCACTCTCGATTCAACCACCGTACCCAGCATTTGCCGATGCTGATGGTCAGCCACTGGAGAACGGCTACATCTTTATTGGTGCTGCCAACCTGAACCCTATTGTGAACCCCATCGCTGCATTCTTTGATGCTGCGCTGACCATCCCTGCTGTGCAGCCAATCCGCACCTCTGGCGGGTATCCTGTGTATCAGGGTACGCCAGCAAATATCTACGTCAACAGTGACTACAGCATCCAAGTGCAGAATAAAAACGGCAGCGTGGTGTACAGCGCACCGGCTGCGACTGAGCGTTACAGCGAGGTTGTTTTTAATGCAAATGCAAGTCAGGTAATCTATGACCCTGCTGGTCTTGGAGCTGTACAAACCACAGTACAAGCCAAGCTGCGTGAATCTGTCAGCGTTTTGGACTTTGGTGCTGACCCTACCGGCGCAACAGATAGCACAGCAGCTTTTCAGGCAGCGGTAAACATGCTAAAAACAGTTGTTGTCCCAGAGGGAACATACAACATTACAACTGTTGCAATTACAATGCAAGGTTGCGAAATAGTAATGCACCAAAAAGCATATTTGGTGGTGTCAGGCTTTGGCATTCAGCGTGAGATTCAGCAAGTCACCCGCGCTGCGTACATTGCTGCCAACTCGACTATTGATGGTTACAACTACTACGACACCTTAAAAGTGTCTGGTGGCAATATCATCTTGGGAGCAAACGCTAACGGCATTACCGACCGCATTCCATTTTTGCAATACATTGGCGCACCTCCTACGCCAAGCAATCCAAACGGTCTGCAACCTTTTAAAACGCCAATGTTAGTGTCTAATGTTGCGTTTATTTTGCAACAATCAACTTCTCTTGGCATTGGCATCCACGGCGGCTGGGGCAGCATTGTTGAGAATTGCACGTTTACCGGGTACGACTGCGGCAAGGCCATCTACATCAATGGTGATGGTACATTCAACCCGAGCAGCCAGCCACAGTTGATCACCATTCAGGACAACTCGTTTAACTCATGCACTCCGATTGATGCGGTCAAAGGCACCTGCACTAATTCGTGCGAGGCATTAAATATCCTTGGTAACAAGTTCAGTTTTGTTCAGGCCATCACGTTAAACGCTGTAAATGCGGCCAACATCATTGGCAATTACATCATCTTCAACGAGGAGTCCATGCGTATTGTGGACAGCGGTGGGGTGGTACTAAACGCCAATTATTTACAAGTGGCGCAGCAACACACAACTGCCACTCACGAGTGTGTGGTGTCTTTTGTGAACTCTTCACGCGCAACTGTGACGGACAACTACACGGTTATTGACAACCTTGCAAATAACCGTAGTGGGTTTGGTTTTTACACTAACACCAGCAACAGTTATTTCAGCATCCAGGTTTCTGATAACACATTCTCCAAAGGTTTGACAGGAGGAAGTGCAGTTACGTTTGCGGCATCAACAGCACCATTTACATTTGAGAATGTCAATATCTCTAATATTATTGCCCCATATTTTAGTTATGTTGTGAACTTTTTTAATGTGATAGGTGCTGATGCTCGTAACGTGTCAATTCGGGACTTGTTTACGGAAATTGGCGACGGGACAATTGCTAAAGTTGTAGCAATAAATACCGTTGATTTTTCGACTATTGATGCCCCACAGTTTTATCAAAAAGAAAAACTCTCTTTGAGATCAAGTGCAAATAATTCTGGCGTAGCTGGTGAGTGCATGGTGTATGCCCTTCCAACCACTGTACTTGACCCGACTTTTACAACATTGGTAACCAATTTTGTTAATACATCTAATTGTGTGTCTATTACGGCAGCAAACAATTCTGGTTCTATAAGAGTTGTCCTTGGTCAAAACGCAACACTTGCAACTGGCGCAATTGTCAGCGGAACTGCTGATCTTGAAATCTATGGCGACATTATTTAAGGAGAAATCATGGCACTAAAGAAAACAGTCATTTCAAAATTTGGAATGGAAATCAGTAACGCCTATCACCGCATTGTTAACGTCAACATAAGACAAGACAAAACAGCAATTGCGACAGTCAATTCTTATGTGACGGGATCGGTTGAAGAATTGCCTTTTGATTCAAAAAGTTTTTCATTTAATTTCAATATAGATGGAAATAACATTTATTCACAATGCTATGAACATTTGAAATCAACTACTGATTTTTCAAACTCAAGAGATTGCTAAAGGAATAATATGTTAAAAACTGTTCAATCTATATTTCCAATTCCAACATCTCAAGGTGGAACTGGAACTACAAACCCGCCAGCTTTTTCAGCCATATTAACTTCAAATCAATCACTTGCGAGTGGCGTTTGGACAAAGTTGGCAATGGCCACCGAGTTGTTTGACACCAACAACAACTACGACCCAACAACCAATTACAGGTTTACCCCAACCGTTGCTGGCTACTATCAATTCAATATTGCGGTGCAAGTCGGGACAACAACATTCCCAGCAGGCGCAGCAATTTATAAAAACGGCGCGTCCGCTGGTTATTCGCTTGGCTCTTTCCAAGCAGCGGCTTTATTTGCACAAGCATCATTTTCGACAATTTTGTTGATGAATGGCACTACGGACTACATTGAAGCATTTGCAATTCAAGTTTCCGGTGGCGCTGTTAGTGCAGTAAATGGTGTCACCGGATTTAACGGATGTTTTTTAAGGGGATAACAAATGAACATTATTGAAAAACTCATGTCAATTTATCCAGAACTGACAACGCTTGATCTGACCACTTGCATCAATTTGCAAGATGATCTTGACGGCAAAGGGGCTTACATCGCGATATGGAACCACCCTACGCTTGCAAAACCAACTGACGAACAACTGAAAGAAGTCTGAAATGTCTACAAACTCGCAAATTGCATTTGCCCCACTTGGCAATACCGTTGTCATCCCTGCTGCCGCTGTTGCTCCTACTGGCGTCCAGGCGCTGGTGCTTGCCAGGCTTGATGCCCAGGCTACAGGCCAGTACCGCATCATTAACTCTAGCTCCAACACGGTGTTTCTGGGTGTTGGCCCAACCGCTGCAATCGCCACGGCAAACGCAGTGGCCCCGGTCGCTGGCACGCCTTCAGCAGCCATTGTGCTGGTGGCTGGTGCCGTTGAGGTGCTTCGCTTTGGGCGCGAGTCATACTTCAGTGGCCTGGCCTCGGCTGCGTCCACCGTCTACATCGTCCAGGGCGAGGGCATGTAATGAATCAGGTCGATGCAACCGATGCACGACTTCAAACGCACGAGGAAATTTGTGCGCTGCGGTACGAGTCCATCCAGAAGTCGTTTGAGTCAGGCAGCAAGCGCATGAGCCGCATCGAGTACATCCTTTATGCACTCATTGCCGTGACGCTGCTCGGCCCAGGCTTTGCTGCTGAGATGCTGAAAAAGATGCTGGGGGGCTGATGATTGACCTCACCAAGGCCATTGGCGCCATTGCAGCAAGCATCGCGGCAATCGGTGGGGGCTACACCCTTGCCGACAAGTTTGGATGGTTTGACAGGGCCATTCTTGAGTGGCATCCAGAGCATTTCAAAATCGTAGCTGAAGCAGGAAAGCCTATCAACGTCACTGTTGCTCGGGTCAAAAAGCGTGATGATTGCTCTGTAGAAAGTTTCACCCCAAGTGTCCGTGACGCATCAGGCATGGTGCATGAAGCAACTACTACAGCAAGCAAATTTAGTGGTCCAGCAGGGCCAACAATTGATACGTTCACCTACCAATTGACGATGGTGAAAAAAGAGAAGATTGCACCGGGTGCAGCAACTCTGTTGGCAACCATCAAGTACAAATGTCCAGAGGGTGAGCGCGTTGTGCAGTATCCCCGACATGCAAACCTGTCATTTTTATTGGAGAAATAATGGACTGGCTTAAACAAATCGCACCGACCATCGCCACTGCACTAGGTGGCCCACTGGCAGGCATGGCGGTGTCTGCTATCTCAAAAGCCATCGGCGTAGATGAAGCAAAGGTTGGCGACCTAATCAGCAACAACAAGCTAACCGCCGACCAGATTGCGCAGGTGAAACTAGCTGAAATTGAATTGCAAAAGCAGGCGCAAGAACTTGGCCTGAACTTTGAAAAGCTAGAGGTGGAAGACCGCAAGAGCGCCAGGGATATGCAAGCCACGACTCGCTCAATGATGCCGCCATTGCTTGCTAGTGCTGTGACCATTGGATTCTTCAGCATCATGGTGATGATGTTCTTCAACCAGATCGACTCCAGCAACCCCGCTATTCTGATGATGTTGGGCAGTCTTGGTACAGCCTGGACGGGCATCATTGCTTACTACTTTGGTTCCTCTGCCGGTTCTCAGGCCAAAACTGATTTGCTGAGTAAAAAATGACACCGCACTTTACCCTTGCCGAATTGACGCACACTGATCACCGCAGCTTAGACAACACGCCCAACGCACAGGAATTGGCAAACCTGCAAAGGTTGGCTGAGTTTCTTGAGACAGTCAAAACTACACTAGGCGGTAAGCCGGTGATGATAAACAGCGCCTTCCGTAGCAAGGCCGTCAATGACGCTGTTGGCAGCAAGGATACCTCTCAGCATAGGCAAGGCTTGGCAGCAGACTTCCGAGTGCCTGGGATGGTTCCTGATGCCGTTGTGAGGGCAATCATTGCAGCCAATCTTCCGTTTGACCAGATCATCCGCGAGTTTGACGCTTGGACGCACATCAGCATCAGCGACAAACCCCGGCGTCAGGCGCTAATCATTGACAAGCAAGGAACTCGGGTTTTTGCGTAGCAGTTTCATAGCATCCCGCAGGTCTTGACGTAGCTGCTCAAGCGCCTCCTGCTGGGCCTGTAGCCGTAGGTAAGCGTCCAGGGCAAACCTGTCCAGTGTTTGACGCTCCCAGGCTGCAAAGTTAGGTAGATCATCCATTATTTTCCTTTCGGTTTAGGGCAGTCTTCAGGAGGAATAACAGCACACCAGATAGCCTTGGCAGGAATTCTATGTTGTGCTTTCAACCAACGATCAATGTAAGTGTCAGGCATTTCTTTCAATGCTCTGCGAATGGTGCAATCGTCTAAAGACAGTTTCTCTGCAAGTTCCATTGCACTTAAACCATCTTGATATTCGTGAAGTAATTTGCGGATGTTTGAATGTTGCGAAACGCTCATGGTCGCTTTCTTGGAAGAGGAGCCCAAAATTCCCAGAACCGTGTTTCACCGGGTTTGTAGTAATAGTGACCAAGGGTTGCCACGCCTGACCTGCCAAGCAGCAAGACCTTGACCCCGGTGGGCGTGTGTTCGTCAATCGGTATCCAGTAATAATCATCGGCTACCACTGTCGTGCGGGTGCTGTCTAACCGGAACTTGATCTGTCTTTCTAACTCTTCAAAGGCTACATCTTCAGTCATGTGTTGCGCTCCTTCAATACCTGTTGAGCTACGTACATCCCGGCGTGGAATGCCAGCTTCATTTTTAAGGGGATCATGGCGGACTCCTTGTTTACATCCTCATCCGTCAGCCCTACCCACTCACGCTTCATTTGAAAGTCTTTAATGATCTGGTGGCAGTTATTTATCTCTTCACGTAGATGCTCAAGCTCACTGATTGCTATTTTCACGTGTTGCGCTCCTTTAGTTTGGCTTCAATGGCGTAAGCAGTCTCAAAAAGCCACGTATCAGGGGCATCAATTTGTGCCGCTTCAAGAATTTCATCATCCGTCAGACCTACCCACGGGCGCTTGGGTGGACAAATCCAGCCCTCACACTCTTCACGTTCTTGCTCAGTATGTTGGGTCATTTTTCTTCCTCAGAATAATTTGGGCTTTGTACATTCCTGCATGAAATGCTAACTTTAACTTTGTATCAAATTCCGCAGACGCTATTGCAACCTCTTCATCCGTCAGCCCCTGCCACTTGCGCTGTGCTGCTACCCACTTGACGTAGAGGGGTACTGGCGGCACATCAACAACAGTTGATGCTAAAATGTGTGTCGGCTTTGCCCAGTAAAAGCCCTTATGGGGGTGGTAATACGCCACCGGCTCCTGCTTTGACTGCTCCAGTGCTTTGCGGAGGTTTTGTAAAACAGCGGCGTTTTTATCAAATGCCATCCCACTCTCCAACGCCTCCAGCGCCTGTTGCGCGGCTTGTCTTAAGTCAGTCATGTCCCCTCCTTTACTTCGTAGTCTTTAAACACTGTGCCTTTGCTGGCATTACCACGCCAACATTCTTTGACCCAGCCTCGTTTGCCGGACTTGTATGTACGCCAGTGACCTCTGGCCTGATGCCTGCGTGGGCTTGCGTGTGTACCGCCTTGGTGTTCTTGCTTTGCTTGTGACGGCTCGATGACTATCGTGTGCCAGTCGTACAACAATGGCAACTTGCCCTTGGCTTTTCGCTTGTCGTTAATCAGGCTGCGCTTTGAACTTGGCTGGTAAACGTCTACTGCCTTCTGGCCGAGCAGGTCAAGAAAGTGCTTGATAGTGCAGAGAACGGAGTAGCATTGCTCCCGAAATGGTGGTGCGTCACTTTCGGTTGCTGGCAGCAAGCGCAAGCCTTCTGGGGTGTCCATATAGGCAAATGCGTTGACCATCTCATACGAGGTTGGAGACAAAACAAAACCAGCCGCAGCTACAGACCCGTTTCCACCGATCAAAGTCAACATGCACTTGTCGCCGTCTGAGTCAATGCAGCAGACAATCACTTTATGGAACGGGATATGTGTAAGTGTTTTGCCGTCAACCAAGAATCGCATTTCCTCCGTTGGCAGCTTGCCAATGTCAAACCACATAAAGGTTTCTGCCTCTGGTGTGTAGCCCACCATTTCTTTAACCAATGGTGTCATGTGTTTCCCCTTGCTCTTATGGCTTTGGCTGCGCGTGTGCCGTAGATGTTTACACCCGTGGGTATATGCTTGTCGCAGATTGTTTGCTCTGCCAACTTCGCGCATTCCTCACGCTCGGCATCGGAAATCGACTCAAGAAGCACCGCCAGCAACGGAGGGATGTAGGGCGTGCCGTCGTACTCAACTAGCGGGTAGCCAACTTGCCGCGCCAGCTTGACGATGTCTTCTTTGGTCATAGCAGATACCCCGCTGCAAAGAACAACGCCGCTATTGCCAGCAGCGTCAGGATAACGGCCAAGGCTAAATCAAGCCAGCCCCAAGCGAACAGTCCTTCTACTTCATCGTCTTTCATTTCAATTCTCCAAGTTGTGCCTGTAACCGCTTATGAAAACTATCCTCTCCGTCATCACCAGACAACAGCCAATCAATACGCTGTGCGTAAACGTAGCCCATTTTGAGTATGACCATTGCCCTTTCAAACTCTTCTATGGTTTCAGGGCTGTAACGGTTTCCGATGTTGTAGCCCCATTCATTTTTTTCTTCGCTGTCGTTGGTCAAAATCTGACTGCCTATGTCATCTGCCATGTCCAGCAATGAATGCTGCTTGTAGTTAAAGTGTCCGCCACTCATGTTTGATGCCCCCTGCTTGGCAAACTAAACGCCACAAGGCTACCTTCCCTTGGAACCTGTGCGGTGTAATCACCGTCACCAGTCTTATAAGTATCCCGCCGCCACAGGTCGTTATCTGCTGCCTTGACTTCACCGGGTTGCTTCTTCCGCTCCACGTATGGGCCAAGAGTCTCCTTGGTTTTCTTCTGCAACTCAAGCCCAGCGGGGCGCACCATGTGAGTCGGTGTGCGGTTGACTTTGATCTCTTCCAAGATACTCATGCTGGTTTGTCCTAAAAAGAAATAGAGTCATCATCATTGTCTTTGGGCAAGCCTTGGTACTCTTTCGGCTTGGGGTCATTGAGATATGCCCAGCCATCCCAGCCGCCTTCTTTGAGTGGGATAACGTCCAGCTTGAGCATTTCCCCCCGTTGCGTCTGGATGATGCTGCCAATACGCTGGTAGCGGTTTTTTTGCTGGCCTTGGCCATTTGTGTATGTGCCAACTACGCAGCTAATTTCTTTTGTGATTGCCATGATTTAATAGGTGTGTTGTTTACTGATTTCTTGGATAACTTGGTCGTAATAGACCCTGGCCGCTTCTACCTTCACTTTGATCTTGTCTTCTAATGTTGAATCCCTTTCGTATGGCACAACGGTCACGCGCAACTCGCGGTTGATGTGGTCAACCTGGTGAAGCGCTTTATTCTCCCAGCCAATCAGATCCGCAGGCGTAGAGACCAGGCAATAAGCAATGTCTGCCCTTGGCTTGTCCCATAGCATCATGTAGGCTCGCAGCTGCCACTCATAGCCCTTGTCTTCACCTTGGTCAGCCAGGACCGGGAAGGTGGTCAGACACCAGCTTGACTTGATATCAATGATTCTGTCCTCCGCCACAATGTCAGCCTCGCCGGTGATCCAGTCGTTGTTTCGGCGCTCAGTGTTCTTTGCATGGCTGGTCAGGTGGACAGCGTTATACAAGTCGATTGATTCGTCCTCGACCTGGATGCCCTTGTCCATGTACTTGCTGGTGACCCGTTCGTCGTAGCCGTAAATGAACTCTTTGGCCAGCTTGGTCACGTAAGTCTTAGCCCCGACAGAAAGTTCATCTTTGCCCTTGCCGTCAGTCATGATGGCTGACAATGCGCTGGCGCGAAATAGGATGCTCATAGTTTTGCTTTCTGTAAATCTTTGGCCTTAGTGATTCGATCTCGCGCTTCTTGATCATTACCAACAGTCTTGATAGCCTTGAAGAATGCTTCTTTAAGGAGGTCGTGCGTATTGGATTCGGCAATGTCATCCAGAAGCATATTGATAGTGGCGTCTGTCACTTTGGGTGTTGGCTGAGATTGCACAACATGGGTGGATGCATCCGCGTCATTGTCTGATTCAGTGGGAATGCTGAACGCCTGGAACGCTGCGTATTTGTAAGCTGCGCTCATCGCTTTGTTTGTGGCCTTGTCGCCGCTGTCCATTGCTTCGCCAAAGGTCTTAACAGTGTGTTTGCTGCCATCCTCTGCCGAAACAAAATCAAACTCAACTTCAACGGTCACATAGAACAAAGCTGCCCCGGCCTTGCTGGAGCGTTCTACGCATTCCCTGGTCAACACTCGCGGCAGGATGCAAAGCCCATGTTTAGCCAGGAGTGGGCTGATCGCGTTGTAAACATCATCAATGCCGCGGAATTTGTAACCAGACCCTTGCGAGTTCGTGCGATCTTTCGTGATGCCAATGGTTGACAGTTCTGTCTGCACGGCATTGATTGCTTTGTAAATTTTCATGTTTTCTCCTTGATTTCCAGTTGCTCTTCCGTTGCAGCAAACAAAGTGATCTGAGTCAGATTGCCATCTTTGTCAATCACATTCAACTGCCGACGCCAGAACAAACCTCCGGTGCTGGTCAGTGAGTTTGTCTTAGTCAATTCAACTGAACGGACTTCATGAATCATGGTCATAGTTGTCATTTCATTTCCTTTCGTATGCAAGTTCAATTTCCAACTCTTTAACGTGTTCCTGGGCGTTTGCCAGCAGGTACGACATTTCCCGCAGCTTGCTATGCAGCATTCCAACCTCAAACGCCAGCCGGTCAGCCGGGTCAGCGCCTTCGTAAGCACGGTTCGCAATGTCCGTAATCCCGGACAAGATATCTTCGATCTTCACAATTGCACTTTCTGGGTCTTGTGACCCCGTTTAGTAAAACATTGGACACTGCCGTTCTCCAGCTGCGTCCATCCTGCGTTATCGCCACACATTGCCTGTGCAGCCTTCTCAAACCTCGCCTGCGCTCTTTGTTCTGCTTGCGTAGCCTTGGCATCAGCCGCGGCATCCATTGCAGCCTGGTGGGCGCTAGGGCCGTCTAGCAGGTATGCCGTTGACAACACCAAAGCTGTCAAAGCAGCAAGACCCCAATTGATTGCGTGATTCATTCGGCATCCCTCCGGTTTTCGTAGCGCTCCTGGCCACGGTCGTACTGGTCATCTTCTGCTTTGGCTTCCATGTCTTCCAAGGCTTCTTCTTCAATCGTCGCAGCCAGATCGCCAATTACTTCGAAAATGTCAACGCCTTCAACCAGCGCCCAGATCAATTCAACAGCAGCTGCACTGCCTGGGTGATCGTAGGTGGCACGTTCTTCTGCTTCAAATGCCAAGTAGCAATCCAGTACCAAGCCGCCAGCAGTCTCAAAGCGATGGTTGTACAGACCTTTCAGGTCTTCTTTGGTTGGTTTGTAGCCAGTTGTCCAGACTGGGGCGCTCATGCTGCCACCCCATCATGGAAACCTAGCCACAATTCAGCGCTCAAAAAGTCACCCATAAGCCACCATCCAACGGTTCTAGCATTGGGCATAAGTCCGTAAACATGAACCTCGTCGTTTTTAGTGATGCGATAGCAACGCGGCCCAAACTTGGCGCGTAGGGCAGCGCGTAGTGTTTTGATTGGTATGTTTTTCATGATGTTCTTTCAGGGGCCGTAGCCCCGTTGTGTTTAGATCAGTGTTTCAATCTTCTTGGCTTCTTTGTAAACACCGCCAGCAGGAAAGGTGTAGTACACAGTCTTGCCATCACGGTTCAGTGCGCCGATCTGTGGGTTAGCTTGCATTAGGTTGTGGATGCGTTTTGCTTCTGCTGCGCGAGAATTGCAACGTGCATTAAATGCATCGTTTTCTGCTTGGCGCAGTGCTAGTGCTTCTCTCAGGGTTTTTGGCGTCTTGGTCATGATGTTTTCCTAAAAAGACCCTTTGCAATTTGCTGGGGATTGACGCTATTGTATACCTAGCTAAACTGCTGTAAAGACTTTTTTCAACTATTTTTATCTTTTTTTCTAGGTACTTTCCCTATGTTCATGTGTTAAGCCTGCTATACAATGCTGCCATGCAACCTGACCTAGACTCCATCATTGCGAAAGCTGGCAGCAAGACTGCACTTGCCAAG